TGGATTGCGTTTTGCAGACCCGTGGTTTCTGGACATGGTTCGTCTCAAGGCAATGGATCAACACCAACGAAATCAGGAGTCGCTGACTCTCTCTAACCTAGTCACGGTAGAGATCAATAATCAAACAATTAGAAAAATGGGTCAATGGCCATGGGACAGGAATAAGGTTTCTGTTGAACTGATAAAACTCTATCAGGCTGGTGCATCGATAGTGGTTGTCCCAATACTATTTGCAGACCCCGACAGATTTGGTAAAGATGCTGTTCTTGCGAGAACACTAAAACGAACTCCTACAGTCATAGGACAGATACCCAGCAATGATAAGAGCAATTCTGGTGTGGTTCGCGGTGTTGCAACTATCGGTGCAGATTGGAAACCTTGGGTATATAGTTACCCCGGTGTGGTTGGTCCTATTCCAGAACTTGCAAAGAATGCAAATGCAGTTGGTATGATGGTAATCGCACCAGAGAAAGATGGTGTGGTTCGACGTATGCCTCTGGTCGTTGCGGTAGGTGGAAAGTTGTATCCATCTATGAGTATGGAAATCCTACGCATAGCAGCGGGGGACATATCGTTCCAGATGAAGACAGGTATCGCTGGTGTAGAGAAACTACGCATACCCAAATACAAGATGATCGATACAGATGCCAATGGTAACATATGGTTGGACTTCAAATGGAAGACACCCGTGTATGCGTTGCATGAGAAATTACCAGACCTGTCAGGTAAAATTGTTATACTGAGTATGACTGCTTCTGGTCTAGAAAGTCCCGTAGCAACCCCTGTGGGGGTCATACAGTCGCACAATCTTATTGGTGCATCACTTGCCACTATGATGACAGGCCGCAATATAACCAGACCATTTTGGACTGATCTTGCTGAACTTGTAGCCAGTGGAGTGGGTGCATTGATCCTAGCATCAGTCGTTCTCACATTGGCGTGGTATTTTGGTGCAGTGTTACTGCCAGTTTTCCTTGTTGGTTCGTTCTATGGTTCATCTTACCTATTCACTGAGTATAGTTATCTGGTGGATTGGTCCTATCCCGTCCTTACTATGTTTGTGGTTTGGGCCATTGCTGCGTTCCTACGGTTCATGGAAGAATACAAACAGAAGATGGAAATCAAGAAACAGTTCGCAGGGTATGCCTCACCTACTGTGGTTCGGTTGCTACAGGAAAACCCCTCACTTATTAAAGATGGTATGAAGAAGGAAATCAGCATTTGCTTCTCTGACCTTCGTGGGTTCACACCATTGGGTGAGAGTTTTGGTGATGATGTCAAGGGTCTTACTGAAATCATGAATGGATATATGGATGCAATCACACAGCCTATTTTAGATTCAAATGGTATGGTCATCAAGTATATCGGTGATGCGTCTATGCACATTCATAACGCACCCATAGATGATCCAGACCACCCAAGGAGCGCAGTTAAAACTGGACTACAGATGTTAGATGCAGTAGTGAAGTTTAATGATAAGATCGTTGCTGAAGGTAAACCACCTATAGGAATGGGTGCGGGTATCAACACCGGCCTTGGTTACCTTGGAGAGATGGGTTCTACCATGCGGCACTCCTACGATGTGCTAGGAGATTCTGTTTCAACTGCTGCTCGTATTGAGAGCAAGTGTAAGGAGTATGGTTGTCTGTTGTTGGTTGGTGAAGCCACATATGACCTGACCAAGAATGACTTCTTCTACTTGAAGGTTGACGAACTAGCAGTTAAGGGTAAGACCATAGGCATCCGAATCTATACCGTTCTCAGTGATATGGATTGGATGATGAAGAATACTGATTGGGGTATAGCAGAGAGCCAACATGAGAAGATGCACGAATATTATCGTAATCAACAATTTGATAACGCTATTAGATTATGTAATGATTTGATGAATGAATTTGACGGTAAGATGAAAAACTATTATAGTATGTGGATTGAGCGTTGTGAGTTTATGAAGACACAACCACTTGAAAAGGATTGGAACGGCGTATTCATCGCCACCACAAAATAGGAGAGGACTATGAGTAAGAATTATTTTTCACTGAAGACGGGTCATAAGGCCTCAGATGAATTCTTCAAACAATCACCAATCTATTGCGACAGTGATTTGATCAAACACAGTGCGGTTTGGTTCATTATTGGAATCTGTACCGGATTGCTCGCATATTATATTATTTAAAAATATCACAGAAACAACTTGACAATGCCTTTACAACATGGTATAGTATGCTTGTAGATTGGTTTTAAAGAAAGTTATAAATATGAATATGGATGTATATCTTCACACATTTCTTGCAATGGGTGCTATCGGAGCTGCTTATTACGCAGGAAATTATTTTGCAAAACCAGCGGTTGAGGATATCGTTGGGTCTATGCTTGACACCCTAGAGAAAGAGGGTTTCGTTGAAACGTCTCTAGATAAGGACGGCGACAAAGAATTGGTTCCTATTTCAGAATTGATCGCGACTGCGGTTAAAGAATCTAAAAAAACTACTTGACAAATCTTAAAAATTAGTTTATAGTTATATAATGAGCGGTATGCATTTATTGCCTGTGTATTATTCGACTACGAATACTCGCAAGCGCAAACAGAAAAAGAAGTCGGCCTCTGTCCTAGAGGCAGAGCGTCAACACGCCAAGTTTCTCAAGAAGATGGGCATTAGCTCTCGTAGCTCAGCTGGAACAGAGCAACGGTCTTCTAAACCGTGGGTCACAGGTTCGAGTCCTGTCGAGAGCACCAACAAACGGAGTTTGGCGCAGTCTGGTAGCGCACCTGCTTTGGGAGCAGGGGGTCAGAAGTTCGAATCTTCTAACTCCGACCAATTTTATAATCCAACGATGGCTAAACCAGAACCAAATATATATAGTGGTGAGCGTAAACTTATTGGTATCGCCACTATGCATAAATCTAACAGTGTCCCCATTTTCGAGGACAACAAAGAACTTGCAACAGAGATTGCAAGGATGAGGAGATAACGTGAAAATCGAAGTACGAAATAATAATGTTGACAAGGCGATGAGGATTCTTAAAAAGAAACTCACCGAAGATGGGTTCTTTAATGAATTACGAGAACGAGAGCATTATGTATCGAAGGGCGAGAAGAGGCGACACGAACGTGCTGCATCTAAACGCCGTCAGAAGCGTAATCTTGAAAAACGAATGGAAGAACAAGGATACTAATCCAATGCCACGCAAGAAGAAGATAACTGCTACTACAGACAACAGTGAGTGGGAAGCGCCTAAGAAACGCAAACCTCGTAAACCTATGACTGATGAGCAGAAAGTTGCAGCATCAGAACGTCTTGCAAAAGCAAGAGAAGCTAAATTAGAAAAGAACCCTGATTATGGTAAAACTAACATTCATGCAAGTCTACGGAAGCTTCCTGATGATCACCAACTAAGTCCTGCTAAAGTTAAGCAATGGATCAAAGTACAGAAGGACTATGCGAAGTCTGAACGTGCGGGTGTTCGTCAAAAGATTAAGGGTGCAGAAGCAAGACTTGCTGACCATGAAGCGTATGTTCGTAATATGCAAGCATACCTTCGCACAGGGACATGGGTTGATATGTTCTATGGTGAACAACAACAAGGTAAGATTCGCAACAGATGTGTTGCAATCGCTTACTACTGGTATGGTCCGAAGAAGGGCCAACCAAAAAGAAATGTAGGAACTTTTTACCCTGATATGGGGTGTACCTATACACAAGAAATGCTTGAAGAGGATAATGGATATGAGCGACCAAGAGACGACACCACCGGAGAACGTGATAAAGGGCCCGTGGTCCGCAAAAAGCGGAAGAGAAGTAAAGCTTCCTGATAAGGATGTTCTTGCACACCACCAAGATATTCAGTTCGCTGAAGAACTTACTCAGAGTTTGATGGTTCAGATGATTCATACGATGAGTGAGAATGGTATTGCTGTTGGTGAGAAAGATTTCATTCGTGATATGGCCATGCTGATTGAGTTGGTTACAGGTTCTATTTACAGAGATATGGAAATGGTTCATCCAACACACAAGTTCATGGAAGAGTTTGTTGATATTATGGAATCTGGTGATACATTTGAAACCGATGTTGATTTTGATACCATTACTGAACTTGCAAATTTAATAGAGGAAGATGATGATGACCCAGAAATTTCATGAACCATTTAGTCCAGCAATCCTAGAGACAACAGTGACAAAGAGATTTGTAAAAATTGTTAACGATGTATCTGATGATGTTCTTTCTAGTGAAGAAAAAAGTAAGAGGTGGGATTGGTCAGGCAAGCTTGTTGGTAAGGTGAGTAAAGAAGTTCTGATTCCTCTTACTAGTGAAGAAGACAAACAATATCTTCTCAAAACTGTGAAACAGGGTTGTCTTGATTATCTGAATTATATGATTAAGAAGGGGAGAAATAATCCTTGGACTCGAATGAACACTGGAAATTGGAATAAAGAACCTACATTGGATAATATCCATCTAGATCATAGTTGGGTAGTTAGTCAGTATGCTGGTGAATTCAATCCTTTTCATCACCACAACGGAGATTTCTCTGGTGGTATCTATCTCAAGGTGCCAGAAGGTATGAACGATGAATGGGAAGAAGATTTACAAGATCACTATCCCGCCAAAGGATTGATTGAATTTGCATATGGTGAAACACAATCTTTTAGGTGTGACAATTTGAAATTCAAACCAGAAGTTGGTAAATTTCTAGTATTTCCAGCTTGGTTGAAACATCTTGTGTATCCCTTCTCAGTAGAGGGTGAACGCCGCATGATGAGTTTCAATGCGACAGTCGTTGGTCAAGGTGAACCGCCGACAAAGAGTTATAAATAGAACGAAAGAATAATTATGATATTAGTTGATATGAACCAGATTTCAGTTGCATCCGTAATGATGCATCTGCACATGACAAAACAGACTGCACCTGATGAGGATATGGTTCGCCATATGATCCTTAATTCCCTACGCATGTATCGCATGAGGTTCTGCGATGAGTATGGTGAGCTGGTTCTCTGCTATGACTCCAAACACTACTGGCGTCGGGACTATTACCCTGAGTATAAGCACAGTCGCAAGAAGGGTAGAGAGTCCTCTACTAACGATTGGGATGCTATCTTTGAGGTGTTGAATGCAATCAAAGCAGAAATTAAAGAGTTCTTCCCATACAAATTTCTAGAGGTCTATGGAGCAGAGGCAGATGATATTATTGCTGTCCTTGCTGGTGAGTTGGAGTTCGACAACGGTAAGACGTTGATCCTGTCCGGTGACAAGGATTTCATTCAGTTGCAGAAGTTCCGTAATGTAACACAGTACAGCCCAATCACCAAGAAATTTGTGAACGGCATTGACCCATACATCTATCTGGATGAGCATGTTCTAAAGGGCGACAGTAGTGACGGTGTTCCTAATGTTTTATCCCCAGATAATACCTTCGTGGATGGCATCCGACAGAAACCACTAAGTAGAAAGAAGATTCAGGCTATGGTTGCTGGAGATTTCCCCAACGATGAGGTCAAACGGAACTTCCAGAGGAATAAGAAATTGATTGATTTGGGGGAATCACCACCAGAGTTATTTTTTGAGATATTGAAAGAGTACCAAGAGGCACCAGAAGGTGACCGAAGTAAACTACTAAATTATTTTACACAAAAGAGGTTGCGTAACCTCGTTGAATCGATAGGAGAATTTTAATGGCAATCGACACATATACACGCAGTTTTGCAGAGATTTTGACACAAGTTTCTAAGACTAAAAGCAAGAAGGAAAAAGTTACTTTTCTGAGACAGTATCAGACAGATGCACTTCGCATGATCTGCAAGGCATCCTTTGATCCCAAAATTGAATGGGAGCTTCCAGAGGGTGATGTACCATATAGAGAGAATGATGCACCAGAAGGTACAGAACATACTCTATTGGGTCATGAGGTACGCAAGTTGTATCACTTCATCAAGGGTGGTAATCCTGCTCTAAATCAGAACAAACGTGAGATGATGTTTGTCCAGATGTTGGAAGGCCTGCACAAGGATGAAGCAGACCTGTTGATCGCTGCAAAGGATAAGTCCCTGCATCGTAAGTACAAGGGTCTATCTGATAACGTGGTCAAAGAAGCATTTGATTGGGATGATGATTATGTCCGAATCGAACAAGCTCAGTATCCACAGGCAAAAGGACTTGCCAATGGCTAACTTTTTTTAAGTTTCCTTTAGAATCAATGACTTAGACGCTACGATTTTTGTTGACAAACTCTGTTATATGGTCTATACTTAGGTATAAACTGAGAAAACAAAGGAAGAGACACGATGAACAACGAAATGAACACCCTGATTGAGAACATCAAAACTGACTATTTGGAATGGACCACATCGTGTGCTGTTGCCAAGGTTGGTGGCGACGGTGAACTGACCGACAACAACAAGACGATGATCGCTGATTTCAACGAGAGTCTGACCTACAAGGCGGGTTCGAAATACATCAAGATCACCAGAGAACGTGGTGGTGTCTGGGGATTTGTTGTCAATATCGAAAACGATAAGAAGTTCAAGAAGGGCGACATTCTGAAAGCCGCTGGTTGGGCTGCCCCTGCTCGGAACTTTGCCCGTGGAAACATTCTCGACGGTGGTTACACTGTTGATTGGACGGGAGCTTAATTATGAAGAAGATTGCAACAATCGCTATTGAAACCATGTTTATGTTAACCCTATTTGCGGCAGGGTGGTTTGCCCTCGTCGTACTTTAGGG